GTAGAGCGTTAGATAAATACACTGTTATGAACGCACAAGATATTAGAAATACAATTACTATGCTCGAACGCACTAACAGCGATTTTCAATATGTCGCTGGTAGAGACTTTAGACTAGTTACTAAAGTTGAAAAGAACGGCGAAGTCTATGCTCTCGGCTCACTAGACCATGACTATGATGATAATACAAAGTCAGATTATAGCGTATATAAGCTAGAACGTGAAGATGGATTTGAATACAATAATAAGTTTTACCCTCAAGAATTTTATAGTGAAGTGGAATCACTTAAACTTAGTCCCTATGTCAAACCACAAGTAGCTCTTGATTCATTTAAATCTTGGTTATCAAAAGTATAGTACGAGAGTAAATGTAATGCTAACACAAAATATTCCATTTCTGAAGTGGTGGATACAACTCACTATAACCTTTTTTGGTGCACTCATAGCCTGGAAATTGGGTTGGTGGGAAGCATTATGGTATGCTGATATAACAAAAATAAGCATAGCAATCATTGTTGTCTTTATTGTGACTACTGGCTTAACTGGCTATATTAGTAAGGTTAATAGTAAGGAAATACAAAACTATAGCAACTACGTATGGTTTGGTAGTGAAGCTATGATTACTTTAGGTATGATTGGCACTGTAGCAGGATTTCTACTAATGCTTAATACAACTTTCAGTGGCTTAGATGTTAAGAATGTTGTAAATGTCCAGGAAGCTATTGCGGACATGGCAGTGGGAATGAGCACTGCACTCAGCACAACTCTTATTGGATTGATTTGCAGCATACTAACAAAACTGCAAATGGTTATTTTAGAGAATAGCTGGGACAATGGCGAACAAACCAAGATATAAATCTGGCTTCGGCTTTATTGACTTATTGTTTAACCTGTTAGTAGGTTTTACATTCATGTTTATTCTGGCTTTTATTCTAATAAATCCAGTAGCGAAAAAAGCAAGTGTAGATCCAAAGGCGGAATATATTGTATTGGTAACATGGGATGATACTAGTACTTATGATATAGATACATGGGTAATGGATGACCAGAATAACATTATAAGTTTTAGACGTAAAGACCATGCTCTTATCCATCTAGAAAGAGATGATATGGGTATTAGTAATGATAGGTTTATTGATAAGGATGGTAAAGAGAAGATACGACAGATTAATAGAGAAGCGGTAAGTATACGTTCAAGGGACCCTAGAGTCTTTTATGTAAGTTTACATTGGTTTAGCAATGGTGGTTCACAAACTTCAGACCCTATTGATGTTACTGTAGAATTTATATCAGTAAATCCATTCGTATCAATATCAACTAAAACAGTTACGCTAACTAAAACTGGGCAAGAGATACCAGTCTATAGAATAGAAATATTTGATGATAAATCAGTGGACGTTGAGGATAGCAATACTCATATAATTTATAGTGATACTAACTTACGGAAAGAATGGTAATGTTTGACTTTAATCTGAGTATGATACAACTAGCAATGATCTGGAGTTTTGCAGGACTAGTCTGTCTTATTCCACTATTAACAATAAGCAAAAAAACGAAGTTTTTAATCGTTCCAATAGTATTTGTAGCTATCTATTTAAGTTTTGTAACTAACTTAGGATTTATTGGTAAACCTTACTATGCCAAACCTGAAAAGTTTGTATACAAATATCATACAGTGGATAAAGTAGATGATCAAACGTATATCACATTATGGGCTATTGTAAAGGGCAAGGACAGCCTATATAGATTTCCTTATACAAAAGACAATGAAGATACACTTAATAAAGCAAAAGAACGTGGCAAATCTGGAACGCCTCAGATTGGTGAATTCTTAAAGAACAATAAAAAACAGAAAGAACAGAAAGGTTTAAACCCCGACTCGGGTGGAGACCTAAAGATGTATGACTTTCCTCATCAAAAGTTGTACCCAAAATAAGTATAGGTTGACATTCGCACGGTCCCATAGTACACTTGAATCATAAGGAGAACTCAATGAGTAACGGTGATCGCGTATTCAATCCAGAAGAAAAAGCTAAACTAACACAACTAATTAACGAGGGTCTTTCAGTCCTGCAGGAAGTGGACGACCTTAATGGCGGCCTAGATGACACAGTAAAGGCTATTGCAGAAGAAATGCAGATTAAGCCAGCAGTACTTAAAAAAGCAATTAAAACAGCATACAAGGCCGACTTTGCACGCCATAGTGAAGACCTAGCAGAACTGGAAAACATTCTAGCCACAGTTGGCAAACTACAGTGACAGTACGCAAACCCCATCAATGGCTTGCCTGGTTAGGCACGGCGGGCTTGTTGATCGCAGCAACACTTGCTGCGTTCAATTTCTATCCCTTTTATATTTTTGCATTTATAATAGGAAATAGTTTATGGGCCATTGCAGGTTGGCTGTGGAAAGAGCAATCTTTGGTTGTTCTCAATGTAGTAATTACGCTAATATATGTGATAGGATTGTTTTTTAAGTAATGTACATAGACGCATATTTTGATAGAGAACACGACAGGATCAACGTTGTAGAACGTGTGGAAGGGCGTAGGGAATACAGAGAGTTCCCTGCTAACTACGTGTTCTATTACAGTGATGCTCGAGGTAAGTTCCGTACAATCTACGGAAACCCTGTAAGCCGTTTCAGTACACGTAATGGTAAGGAGTTCCAGAGAGAACTAAAGATTCATGGCAAACATGGTCTATGGGAAAGCGATATCAATCCAGTATTTCGCTGTTTAAGTGAACACTATATAGGCATTGACGCACCTAAACTACAGACATGCTTCTTTGATATTGAGGTGGACTTTGATCCTGTTCGTGGTTACAGTAATACTGATGATCCATTTAATGCTATTACAAGTATCAGTATGTATTTGGATTGGCAAAACAAGCTAATCACTCTTGCTGTTCCACCTAAGAGTTTGAGTATGGAAAGTGCACAGGATCTTGTGCGTGACTTTGAAAATACAGTACTGTTCCAAAGAGAAACAGACATGCTGGAGGCATTTCTGGATCTAATAGAAGATGCAGACATACTCAGCGGTTGGAACTCAGAGGGATATGATATTCCCTACACTGTTAATCGTATAACTCGTGTGTTGAGTAAGGATGACACACGCAAGTTCTGTTTATGGGGACAGTATCCTAGAAAGCGTACTTTTGAACGTTTCGGCAAGGAAGAGTTTACTTATGATCTAATTGGCAGACAGCACTTAGACTATATGCAGTTGTATCGCAAATATACATACCATGAAATGCATAGTTATAGTTTGGATGCTATTGGTGAGTATGAGTTAGGTGAGCGCAAAGTTGCCTATGAGGGTACGCTAGACCAGCTTTACAACCAGGACTTTTATACATTTATTGACTATAACAGACAGGACACCATGCTCCTGTATAAGCTGGATACCAAACTAAAGTTTATTGATCTTAGTAACGAGCTTGCTCACGCTAACACTGTTTTACTTCCTACTACAATGGGCGCGGTTGCTGTTACAGAACAGGCAATTATTAACGAAGCACATGAACAGGGTTTGATTGTTCCCAATAAAAAGGACGCAGGTGAAAAGCATACAGCAGCAGGTGCATATGTTGCAGATCCTAAAAAAGGTATTCACGAATGGATTGGTTCAATTGACTTAAACAGTCTATATCCTAGTGCAATTCGTGCTCTTAACATGGCACCAGAAACTATCGTGGGCCAACTACGTCCAATAATGACAGACAATGAGTTAGGCAGACGTATAGCTGAAGATGGTGCTTCATTCGCTGGTAGTTGGGAAAACATGTTTGGTACGCTAGAGTATCAGGCAGTAATGGCTGGCGAGCGTGGAACGGAAATTACTATTGATTGGGAAACCGGCGGATCGGATACTCTTAGTGCTGCTGAAGTTTGGCGTTTAATCTTTGACAGTAATAATCCCTGGATACTTACTGCCAATGGTACAATCTTTACATACGAGAAAAAGGGTGTAATCCCAGCACTGCTAGAACGCTGGTATGCTGAACGTAAAGAACTGCAAGCGAAAATGCGTGAAGCAACTGGCGAGGAACGTGCGTTCTGGGACAAGCGGCAGCTAGTTAAGAAGATTAACCTTAACAGTTTGTATGGCGCTATTCTTAATCCATACTGTCGTTTCTTTGACCGTCGTATTGGACAGTCCACTACACTCACAGGCAGATGTATTGCAAAGCATATGAGTGCAAAGACTAATGAGCTGCTAACTGGCAAGTATGATCACGTGGGTGACACAATCATATATGGTGACACTGACTCTGTATATTTTAGTGCTTGGCCAGTAGTCCGTGATCAAGTTGAACGTGGAGAAATGCGCTGGGGCAAGGATGAATGTGTAGCATTATACGATACCATTGCAGATGAAGTGAACACTACATTTCCAGCATTCATGGAAAAAGACTTCCACTGTCCGCGTAAAAATGGCGAGATCATTGCTGCCGGCAGAGAAATCATTGGCAGCCGCGGCATCTTTATTACAAAGAAGCGTTATGCAGTACTAGTGTATGATCAGGAAGGTTATCGTACAGACAAAGATGGCAAGCCTGGCAAAGTAAAGGCTATGGGACTGGATCTCAAGCGTAGTGATACACCTAAGGTTATGCAGGACTTTATGAGTGAGCTACTTGAAGAAGTACTGGATGGCAAGGGGTCCGAACATGCCGTGGAACGTATTCTAGAATTCAAACGTGATTTTGCTAATCTCCCAGGCTGGGAAAAGGGCACACCCAAGCGTGTTAACAACCTAACCAAGTTTACTAACCTAGAGTGGGGCAAAGAAGACGGCAAAGAAGTATACAAGGGCAAAGCAAACATGCCCGGACACGTCAGGGCCGCTATTAACTGGAACCGTCTAAAGAAAATGCATGGCGACAACTACAGCATGAATATTGTGGACGGTATGAAGACCATTGTATGCAAACTCAAAGACAATCCCATGGGTTACACCAGCGTTGGCTATCCAGTGGACGAACTAAACCTACCTAACTGGTTTAAAGAACTTCCGTTTAATCATAAGGAAATGGAAGCAACTATTGTAGATCAAAAGCTAGATAACTTGTTGGGAGAGCTTGGCTGGAACTTAACACAAAAGACACAAATACATAGCACGTTTGAAAGTTTATTTACATTTGAGTAATATACGTATATAAATATGTTTATGATGGATGCTACTCATATAGACTTCCTAGAACGAGAGACTGATAAACGTGCAGTTGCTGACATCCGCGACATAAAAGATTTATTAGATTCGTTTGTTCGCTTATATGAAATAAAGAGACGTATAGAAAGATATAATATTAATATTGATGAGTCAGCCGAGCATATCAAAAACCAGATTGTTCATCAAAAAAGACATTTCCTTAATACCAGTTCACATGATAATTTGTTAGATAGTATTGACAATCTGCAACAAAGCATCAGCAATTATCAGGTAAAGTTGAAGGAACACAAAAAATATATTGAAAATAGGATAAGAGAATTTGAAATTATATTCCTTCAAAAAGACTATTTGGAATTTGAATTTCATTTGAAATCCACCGCGGAAGATTTAATAGAAAGACGCTCAGAGTTAAGCAGTAATGTAAAAGACTATCTACTTACTTTGGGTCAAGAAAGTAGCGGTTGGCAATTATCAGCAGCAGATATAAATCCAACTGACGGGGGGTTCACATCTAGCCTTGTTGCAAATGAGCCTCTCTATATAGTGGGTAAACAGGAACTACTTGATTATACTACAAAATCAATTACAGAAAAGCATAATGCATTTTATGCAGAACGACGTGTAAGAAAGTATTTGGATCTGAATGATCTTCCTAATAATGGTTTATGGAATATATTCTGTTTTAGTAAATATGAATATTACCCCCTAGATCCATTTAAGGACGAAGCTATAATAATCTATAACAAACTGGTACCGGGCGGCAAGTTCTTTTTCACATATAATAACTGTGAACTCAAACCTGGTCTCGAGTTTTGCGGTGGCTTTAGAGCATACCAAACAGAGTCCCTGGTAAAAGGTATGCTGTATGGTTTGGGTTTTGATTTTGTGAAAAACATTGAATTTAATAACGGAGCTCATACTATAATGGTTGTAAAAAAACCAGGAAGTATGGCTAGTATAAAACGAAGTGTACCAGATATAAGCATCGTACGAAAACTAAATGATGAGTAAATCAAATGGATAGAGAAATATCGTCTGTTCACTGAAGAAGAATGGATTTCTAATTGCAGGAATAATCAAGATACCTTCCCGAATTCTAAATTAGAAATGCAAGGCGGCGGCAATACAATAAGCTATATGGTTTGTGAATATATCCAAAAGAATATTGACTCAGAATCTAAATAATCATATAATTAACTATCAACTATAACATAAGGAACAATCTATGAAAGATTATTTACTTGACGCTGTGCAGCATACGCACAGCCTAGGTTTCATTGATCTGGTTAAGATCACAGGAACAGAGGATACAACAAATATTGAAGGTATTGCTGAGGATCGTACAGTTATACTCAAAGGCGAATTTCATAAGCCTGTACCAGAGTTTATGGGTACATTTGGTATGCCCAATCTTACTACATTAAATGTTATCCTACGTATTCCTGAATACGCAGAAAATGAGAAGATTAGTATTAATACCCAAGAGCGAAACGGACAAACAGTACCGGTTGGTATCCACTTTGAAAACGCGACTGGCGACTTCCAGAATGACTATCGTTTTATGGCAAGTGAAGTTGTTAATGACAAGCTCAAGAGCGTTACAATGAAAACGGTTAACTGGGGTGTAGAATTTGAACCCACCGTAGCCAGTATTCAACGTCTTAAGATGATGATCAGTGCAAATAGCGGAGAAACAACTTTTATTGCTCGCACAGAAGGCAAGGATCTAAAGTTTGCATTTGGTGATGCTAGCACACACGCAGGCGAGTTTGTGTTCCAGCCAGACGTTGGTGGTAAAGTAAGCAAGGGGTGGGCTTGGCCAGTTGAGGCAGTATCAAAGATCCTTAGCCTAGGTGGTGACCTGAGATATTCAATCTCTGATGACGGTGTTAGCCAGATCAGTGTTGACAGTGGACTAGGCGTATATAACTATCTACTTCCAGCACAAACAAAATAAATGTCCTTTGATTACAACATTCTTCCTAATATTAGAATACTGCTAAATCCAAATCTGGACTGTATATGGATTAATATTCCAAAGAATGGAAGTAGTTTTGTACAGAAAGTTTTACAGGACAATGGATGGCGTGTGCCACATCCGAACAGTCATGATGGGTTGCTTAGAAGTAACATACGCAAATTCTTTATATTACGAAATCCGTTAGAAAGATTTATCAGTGGGTTTGCTGAATGTTTTATTGAAGAACCTTCCGTATTATCATTGCTTGATAATCCCACATTTTTACGGATACTAGCACGTAATCCAGTCTATGACGGGCACACTACACAACAACATCTTTTTATTCCAGATTTAAGGAATAGTGAACACATATTTCTAGGATCAAGCCAACCTGCTCAACGGTTCTATTATAATCTTCAGGAATGGGTTAGAGCAATGGGCGGTCAAACAGACTGTGGAACATGGAAAGATCCAGCAAATCCTAAAGACAATGACGATAATAAACTTGCTATTAACCACAAGTTAAGAGAAATCATTGGTAGCAATAAAGATCTTAAACTCGCTATTGAAAATTTTTACAGTCAGGATTATGATCTTCTAAATAAAGTCAAAAGAGTAAAATATGATGGATAGCAACTTTACACAACAGCAAAATGATTACGCAGTATTTCTACCGGCGATCAGTAGTTTCTATGCTACGTTTGTGGGTAGACAGCGGTATGAAAACTATGTTGATCCAGCACGTATTCCCAGTCACTTTACTAACGGTTTAGAGAGTGGTAACTGGTTAAGCAATGATGGTCTGTTTAACTACAAGTGGAGTCTGTATAGTTCAGGACATGTAGACTTAGACACTAACAA